CGACGAAGGGGGCCACGTCGGCGGCGCTGGCGAAGATGTAGCCTTCGGCGCTGGCGGCGATGGCGGCGGACAGGGCGGCGAAAGCGGCGGTTTGCTTCTTGTTCAGGGACATTTCGATTACTTCTTGCAAGGTTTGAAAAGTCGTCGCGTTGTTGCGACAGTTGCTATTCTACGCCGACCGTTCTTCGTGTCAAGCGGTCAACGCAAAATTTCTTCGATTTCTGCGATGCGTTCGGGCGTGCATTCAGAATCGTAAATTTTGTCGTAATCCGGCCAAACGCCGTTCGCTACGTTGTCACAATACAACAGGTGCGCGCGGGCTTCGTCTTCGAAGTCCATTTGCCCGGCCATACCAAGCAACGCGACGAAGGCGACGATTCCAGCGATAACAAGAAGCTTACGGTTCATTGTGGGCACCTTTGTTCGTTTCGATGGTTCAAGCTTACGACCGCTTCGAACCTTTGTCAAGTGAATTTGCGACATTTTCGTAACCGACTTGCGCGATACGTTGGGCCATTAGGCAAGCGTTCTGCGCTTCGATTAGCGACGACAACAGCTTATCAAGTTCGCCCGCCTTTGGCAAGCGTTCGATAACTTCGATTTGCGCTTGAAGGTAAGCGTATTGCATCGAAAGGGCTTGGTACATTGTCGGCGCTGCGGCAAGCAAGTTATACAACGCCGGGTCAACGGTAACACGCGGCCCGAATGCGACGAAGCTTCCGGCTTGGTTGAACGGGTCGGCCTTCGGTGCGCCGATATAGTTTTGCGTCGTCGGGTCTTGATAGAACAACAAGGCTTCGATTTGCGAATGGTCTAGCGGTTTCATGTTCGTTAATCCATTGTAAACAGGCATTCAATGCCAGCTTCGCACAAAATTCGTTCGGCTTCAAGTGCCGATGCGTGCCAGTCCGGCGAAATATGCCCACAATAAGCGACGACGCGCGACACGCCATACGACACAATCAGACGGGCGCAATCGGCGCAAGGAAACAGCGGCGACACGTACAGCGTATAACCGTCCTTCACGTCGTAACGTTCGCCATCGGCCATTTGTCGAAATGCGTTGTCTTCGGCGTGTATGACGACGGCGTGTTGTTCTTCGCGGGTCATGCGCAGAAAGGCGGCATCGTCGAAGCCGCGCGGCGGGCCGTTGTATCCAAGCGACGCAATCGACCTATCCGGGCGCACGACAACCGCGCCGATGCGCTTACGTGGCCCTTTCGACCATGACGCGACTTGTTCCGCCAGTTCGATAAACCTGCGATCCCATTTCGACAGTTCGTCCGGGTGCGTGTAAATGACGTGCCCGCGCTTCATTCCTGCGACCGCCATTCGCGTTCGGCATTCAGCTTTGCGCCGCGATGGTTCGACGGCTTACGGGCGTTGAACGCCTGCAAGCGCGCCGCAGCGGCCAAGCCAGCTTCAAGCGCCGCACGACGCCGCGATTCTTCGCGCTGGCGTTCGATGGCGTGCATTACGGGACGGATAAGCCCGAAGTGAATAGCGACAGCAACGACGGTGCAAGCGACAAGAATAAGTGCGTACATGGCGGCGATTCCTTTTTGGTTGCCAGTTGGTACGACAAAGAATACGACAGCTTCGAAAGCCTGTCAATCCTTTTTGCCGATAAAATTTCGTTCAATGCGAATCGGCGGTTCAGGTTCGGGCGGGTTCGTCTTGGCCGGGTTAATGCTGTCCGCCCATATCGGCCATTGCGACAGCGGGCGACGAATGATCTTCGGGCCGCTTTCCATGTTGGCGATATATTCGGTTACGAATTCGCAATCGGTGTCGTAGGTTTCTTCGGTGACTTTCGATTGCATACGCAACCATGCGGCCAGCATTAGGCCGATGGTTACGCCGCTGGAAAGCGTGACGAAGTGCCAAAACAGTTCGGCAAGGGTAGGCATTGCGGTTACTCCTTCAATAATAGTCGTCGGGTTCGTAGTCCGGGCCGTCGTAGTCCGGTTCGGTTTCGCTGTAGCCGTATTCGCCCGGCCCGGCTTCGTACAACTTGTCGGCGATCTTGTCAAGACCTTTCGGCAAGTCCTTGTAATCGACTTCTTCGCCGTCGATATAATACGTCGGTTCGCCCGCTTCGCTTTCGTCGGGGTAGCAGTTTTCGGGCAGACCTGAATAGTTGCCCGGCGTGAACGATACGCCGTATTCGCACGACAGAATGCGACCGTCGTTCATTTCGAATTCAGTTGTTACGGTGTATGCGCCCATTTCGTACCCCTTGTTCGTTGACTATGGGCATAGTCTACGACGGTTTCGAAGCTACGTCAAGCGGTCGCGCAAGCTTTTTTCACTAGCGCGATGATGCCTTTTTCGTCCTTCCGTTTGCCGACGCATACGTTCTTCGGCGTTGATTCACGGTAAAGCAAAAAGTATTCAGGTTTCGTTACGATGAAGCAACGGTTTTCGCGTGCCTTCTTCTTGGCTTCGTCAAGTGTCATTTTCGTTACTCCTTATCAAGTGCGGTTCATACGGCGGAAGCTTCGACGCCCGGTATAGCTTGTCGCCTTCGACGTAGTACCGTTCGCCGTAGCAGTCGGAAAGGTGTTCAGCTATACGCGACAACGGCCAGCCCACAAGGGCCAGCGCCGCCGCTTTCAACCGGGCGCGGGTAAGTTCGCAGGCAAGGCACGAAAGCCCCATTACGAACCCCATTCGATATAACTTCGCAACGTCGTTACGGCGTGTTCCCAACCATAGCAGACGGCCCAACCATAGCCGACGCGCTTTGCATATTCGCCGAATCTTCGTTGTTCGTCCGATACGCCGCCCTTTGCGGTTTCCGACTTCGGGCGTTCGGTCGGCTTCTTCATTTCGATATAAAGGCCATGCCATCCGCCATTCGGCCAAGGCAAGAACGTATCGGCTACGCCCTTGCGGACGCCTTCGGCCTTGGCGTTAGCCCCGCGCACCTTGTCGCCGTGGCCTTGGTTGTGGATAGCGTGGAACCATTCAAGCGCGGGCACGGTCGGCGTTTCGTACATGCTGTACGGCGTCGTTTGCGGGATTACGCCGGTCTTGCACCATTCGTCGGCTACGTCGAAGCCGTGAAGATACGCGACGGCGCAGTAAGCGAATAACGCCGCTTGGTGGCCGTGTTCGGTGCCAGACTTGGCAAGGGTTGCGGGCGTCATGCGATGCCCCTTCTTCAATCATTACGACGGCTTGATAGCCTGTCCGGGTTGGTTGGATGGCAAAGGCGTTCGGATACTGCGCGCGAAGGCCAAGCTACGACGACGCGAACACGCGAACCGGCTTGCCCACATTGGGCCGCGCTTTGCCGTTCATTTCAGCCGCGCCACTTCGACGCACTTATATTCGTCGTGAACGAATACGCGATACTTACGGTTAAGCCGCTTGCCGTAAGAACTGGCCGACGAACGCAGCGACGCCAGCGTTCCGGGGTTCGTGTCCGCAAACGGTATCGCGAACGATTCGCCGACTTGCAACGAACGAAACGGATACTTCGCGTTATCTTCGTCGGGCGTTCGTTCCGGTTGATTATCCGTCGAAACTTCGACAAGCGCAAGCGCCTTCGGCGACGACGGCAAAATTTGAACCTTCTTCGTTTCTTCGGTCATTTCTTAAACTCCTTCGCAGTCGATACAAGCCCGGTTAACTTCAAGCAATACGGGCAAACCTTCATATTCGGCGCAACTTCGCGCCCGCATTGCCCGCAGTTCGCAGGCTTCGGAATAAAGCCCTTTGGTCGGCCTTTCTTCGTTGTCGGTTTCGTCATGGCAAGCCCCTTAATCAATAGCCGAAGCATAGCCAACAATTTATCAAGTGTCAAGCTTTTAATCAATTGATAAACGTTATACGGATTGAACGGGTCGTATAGCTGCTAAGTCCTTGAAAATAAAGGAAATATAATAATATAATACAATATAATAGTAAAAATATTACTATTAATCAATAGTGACTTTTAATAAAGAGTCGCTCCGGTTCAGGCGGAACGGCGTTAAACGTTATACTTGCTATAAATCCGTTAAAAGCCTTATGTATCAAGGGTTTAAGCGTTATGACGGGCCATTATACGCGGGCCGTCGTGTTATACGCCGTACAAACAAAAAGACCGCCGAAGCGGTCGAAGTTTGAAGTTTGGAAGTTCCAAGGCTGCGCGTCGTGTTCCTTAGCAATTTTGCGCGCTTCAACCTTGCCGCTTACCGCAATTCGTTTGCCGTTGGGCGTAGGGCCGTCGCTGATTACAACGAACTTTGTTTTCTTGCTGGCGAAGTAATGGGCGTACATGGTTGTTACTCCTTTTCGATGCGTCCGGGTCAATGTGGGCAGGCTGCGCGGCCCCTAGCGCGTGCTAAGGGCCGGGGCGGGGTTCAGGCGGTGCGCTGTTGGGCTTTCAGGTAGCGAACGGCCTTCTTGGCGTCTGCGACCGCTTGGGCGCGGCTGGCGCGCGTGTAGCTGGCATGTACGACGGTCGGCGCGTTATGGTCGAAGCTGTACGCGGTAGCGGTAAAGGTGCCGTTGTCGTTCTTCTTGCTGTTCCAGCTTACAACCCGTTGAATGTTGTTAAGTGCGTTCATTTCGTTAATCCTTCGTTGTTTGCTTCGATGGTTCAAATATACGGCAGCTTAAAAGCCGCCCGAAGGCGGCCCGTTCTGCCCACACTGGCGGGCGCGCGTTACAGGCCGAAAACGCCCGGATGCGCGACCATGTATGCAACGGCGCTTGTTCCGTAATCCTTCGCCAGTGTGGCCCGGCTTACTTCCTGCAAATCGCCGCGTTCGCAAAGGGTCTTCAAGGCGCGCTTGATTGCCCCGCTTGCGCCGATGCGGTCTTTACGAAAGACGGCAACAGCGGCAAGCCTGCGTTGAACGTAGCTGTACGGAACAATTCGGTTCGAATGAAGGTTGGACATTCCTTCGCCTGCGTACTTCGCAACGTCCGGCCAAGGTGAAACGACGAAATCTTTAACCGTTGCAATAACCTTCGCAAGCTGTTTCGTTTCGTCGTTGTCTATGCCAATTTCGCCAGCATCGAACCGGGCAAGCAAGTTTCGAACATCGGCGACGACAAGGTTAATCGCCCAAGACGCAACGTCGGCGGTAATGGTTGGGTCGTAAGGGTTGCAGCCGACGGCGATAATTCCGGCCAGCTTCAACGCCTTTACGTGCGCCCGGTTCCAAAGGTGCCGCCGAACTTCGCGGTCGCTTGTATTAATGTTCGCGTCGCAATGCGCGTCGAATTGCTGGAACAGTTCGCGGGCGGTTGCGTCGGTTTGAACGTGAATCGCTTTATGTTGGCTGTTCAGCATTAGCGCATGGGCGCACAACGTCGAAAGCCTGTCGATAAGTTCGAACGAAGGTTGGGCCGACAGGTGCCCCGGATTCAACGCCGGACGTTCGCCGTGATATTCAATCATCGTAAAACGCGGCAACAGACCTTCGGAAATCAATCCTTCGTGCAAGCCTTCGTAAAACTTTTCGGGCGTCGATTCGCCCATAAGCGTAAAGGCCGGGGCCAATACGGCGGAAGTGTTCTTGTCGCGGTCACTGTAAATCGACGGACGAAGTACCTTGCCTTCGCCGGATTTGTTGTACGCATCCAATAGGAAACGACGAAGCCCCAACAAATGCGGCGGCGCGTTCACGCTTGCCATTTGTTGAAGATAGATACCGAATTCGCCGACCAACGAAACGAACGACGTTGGCCCGCGCGACATATACTTAATAATCGCTTGCGACGAAGCAATTTCGCCGGGGCCGATAAAGTCCGACGCGGCGGGAACTGTTCGGACAACCTGCGCCATTAGCTTATCAATGCCGCTTGCGATGGCTTCTTTACCTGTTCCGGTCGGTGCCAACAACAGAACGTATTGATTAAGGCCAGTGCCGGAAATGTTGTACGCCCTGCCCACAATACCGGCGACCAAGCCAAGGGCACCGGCCAACGCGATTTCGGGCACCGGGCGCGGCGCTTGTGCGTAAATGTATTGCGCGATTTCTCCGACTAATCCGGGCGGCACGCTGTATACCTTCGAAGCTTCGTTAAGGTTCGGGGCCGGGGCTTTCGGATGCGGCGTCGCTTCGCTGTTCTGCGACAACGCGGCGGCCCTGTCGGCGGCTTCTTTCTTTGCTATTGCTTCGTCTAGCTTGTTGCGCAATCCGTCAACGTCAACGGGCGGCAACATGCGGTCGAAACACTTGTTCAGCATGTACGAAACGTAATCGTCGCGTTTTGCTTTGTCACGCTGCCCCAAGCCCGACGCGCGAAACATTCGCGAAATCTGCGCCCGGTTCTGCGTATAAAACGCGATAATATCGACCAAGGCAAAGTCGGCTTCGGACTGCGAAGCGTACATGCCTTCCCATTTGCCCGCGTACAGTTCGGCGAACTTATCGCCGTTGACCGCTGCGACTGCGCGGTTATAAACCTGTTCGTCGGTTTCCTTGGCTTCGGCAAGTCCGGCATAATGCGCAACGGCGACCGAACCTTGCCCCATTTGGCCCCAAAGAACGTTTAATAGTTCGTTGCAATCGTTAATCGGCGCGTTACGGTAAATATCGCCGGTCATTGTCATATAACGAAGCGAAGAATAAACTTCGATAAACGAACGACGGCGGCCCGACGGAATCGCGCCCTTAACGATGATATGCAACCCCGAACCGGAAGGCGACCGTTCGGCGTAGCTGTTGAATTCGTTAAAAATCTTTATTTGGCGGTCAAGCGCCGTTTGGTCGCCTTTTGTGTCGTCAAGGTCGATAAACGAATACGGGTCGTTTTCAGTCAATACGAAACCGATTCCGGCATACCAACCGGACGACATAGCGTTAACGCATTCGTCGAACCCGGCCCAAGTGTTCGGGTCGGTTACGCTGGCAAGGTGCCCGGTTTTTGCTGAATACGGAACCTTCGTCGGTTTCTTTGAATCCGTGTCTTCGTATCGCCAAACGACCCATTGCGGGTAAATCCGCATTTCGTGCGGAATATTGTTAAAGTCCATTCTTTGCCAACCCTTTGTCAATCTTGTCATAAGTCGTCGCCGTTATGTTCGGCGCAGAATTGGCAAGCAAAAGCTTTCTTATAAGTTCGTGCGAAACGTCGCATTGCGCGGCCAGTGCCCGCAGCGACCGCCCGACGCTTGCTTTCTTTACCCGCTTCGTAAGTTCTTCAATGTCCATAACGCCACCTTCTGGCAATTGTGGGCAGCTTACCCGGCTTCTTGCTTGCTGTCAATTGTTGTTGACAGGAAAGGCGCAGTCGGTTACAGTGCTGGAACGCTGGCGCATGGTGCCCGGCCCTTCTAAAAGGTGAACGTATGAACGAACCCGCAAAGCCCTTCGACTATATCGAAGAAGCGCACGTTACGGCGTCCGACAAGTATTACGGCGACCGCGTGCCGCTGGCCTACTTCCGCGAAACCATCGCCGAAGCCGTCGAAGCCCTTAACAAGCTTGACGCAATCAAAAAAGCTATGTTCTACGGTCGCGACACTGGCGTTCCGGCCCCGGAAGCCAACGCGGCAACGCTGGCGAAGCTTCCCGAATGGATTTCCGACCATCCAGAACACGACGCCGCAGCCGTTAACGTCATTCATGCAATTATCGGCAAAGCGACCGAAGCGGGCGAACTGTTGGAAGCCCTAAGCGCCGCAGCCGAAGGCGAAGCTTTCGACGCTGTTAACGCGCTTGAAGAAGTCGGCGACGGCTTTTGGTACGATGCGCTTTTGCTGCGCGCCATTGGTTCGAACTTCGGCGAAGCGCAGTCGGTCAACATCGCGAAGCTTCGTCGTCGCTTCCCGAACGCCTTTACCGAATTCGACGCCAACAATCGCGACTTGTTCGAAGAACGAAAAATTCTTGAAAAAGGGGTTTGACAGCAACGAAGGGCCGTCGTATAGTTCGTACATACCGGCGCAATTGTGCGGCGGCCCAACCGAAGGAGTAACAACAATGTCTTTCAACGAAAACGCTAACCGCGACGCTTTGATTCTGCAATGGCAGGAAGCAACGAAGGCGCTTGCCGCAGCGAAAGAAGCCGAATCCGCATTGCGCGCCGAAGTTCTGAAAAACGCTTTCGGCTTCAACCCCGAAGCTTTGCGCGAAGGAACCGAAAACGTCGAACTTGGCGCAGGCTACAAACTGAAAGCCGTTTTCAAGATTAACCGCAGCTTCGCAGGCGGCCAAGAAGCCGTCGAAAAGGCTTTGCAGAAAATCGAAAAGACCGGCCCCGAAGGCGAATTTATCGCCGAACGTTTGGTAAAATGGAAGCCCGAACTTTCCGTTACCGAATACAAGAACCTTCCCGACAAGTTCCGTAAGCTTATCGACGAAGTTGTAACGTCGAAGGAAGCAACGCCCGCGCTTGAACTTGTCGCGCCGAAGTCGAAGTAACAACCCCGCCCCGGTTGCCCACAAGCGCCGGGGCCATTCCCGAAGGTGCAAGTTATGCAAATGTCGCAATTAAAACCGGCGTCGCAACTGGCCCGCCGCTACGGCGTAAAGTCCGTCGTATTCGGTGCGCCCGGTTCCGGCAAAACGCCGCTTATCAATACTGCGCCGCGTCCGGTTTTGCTTGTGACCGAACCCGGCATGTTGTCTATGCGCGGTTCGAACGTTCCCGCATGGGAAGCGTATTCGCCCGCGCTTATCGTCGAATTCTTCGAATGGTTTATGAAATCGCGCGAAGCTGCGAATTTCGATACGTTGGGTATTGACAGTATTTCGAACATCGCCGAAATTATCTTGGCCGACGAATTGGGCAAGGTCAAACACGGTATGAAGGCTTACGGCAATATGTCCGAACGTGTAATGAAAATCGCGAACGACTTGTATTACATGCCGCAAAAGCATATCGTAATGATTGCGAAGCAAGCCCTTGTTGAAAACGGACGACAAACGATTTTGCAGAACGGCGAAGTTACTTACGAACCGATTATGCAAAAACGCCCGTTCTTTCCGGGTAAAGACCTTAACGTTAAAGTTCCGCATTTGTTCGATAACGTTATGCACTTGGGCGAAGCAAGCGTACCCGGAATGCCGAAGCCGGTTCGGGCGTTGCGGACGAAGGAAATTCCCGAAGTGTTCGCGCGCGACCGCTTGGGCAATTTGAACGAACTTGAACAACCCGATTTGTCATTGCTTTTCGCAAAGGCAATGCAATAAACGGTTTACTTCGCCGACCGTAACCAACGGCGAAGACTTTTCGAAAAGGTGAAAACATGCAACTTATCCAACCGTTCAACGCGCAACAGTACGACCCGACGCAGGGCGTCGGAAGCCTGCCGATTGGCAAGCATCCCGTGATTATCGAATCGTCCGAAGTGAAGGCGAACAAGGCCAACAACGGCGGTTATCTGCAACTGAACTTGCGGATTATCGACGGCCCGCAGCAGGGCACGACCGGCGCGTATCGTCTGAACCTGTACCATACGAACCAACAGACGGTCGAAATCGCGCATCGCCAGTTGTCGGCGATTTGCCATGTCGTCGGCGTGTTTCAGGTGCAGAATTCCGAACAACTGCATAATCTGCCGTTCCTTATCGAAGTCGGCCCGCAGAAAAACGACCCGACGTACACCGAAGTTAAAAAGGTGTTCGATACGCACGGCAACGAACCGGGCAAGGCCGGCGCAGGCGCAGCGGCAGCGCAGCCGCAGCAACAGCAGCCGCAGGGCCAGCCGAACGGCGCTTGGGGCGGTGCCCCGCAGGGCCAGCCGCAGCAGCCCGCAGGCGGTGCCGCTTGGGGCGGACAGCAGCAGCCCGCGCAGCAACCGGCCCAACAGCCGCAGGGCGGCGCAGCTTGGGGCGGCCAACCGGCGCAGAACCCGGCCCCGCAGGGCGGCCAACCGGCATGGGGCGGCCAGCCTGCCCAACAGCCCGCCCAACAGCAGCCCGCGCAGGGCGGCGGCTGGCAACAGGGCGGCCAGCCCGCGCAGGGCGGCGCACCGGCAGGCGCGGCACCTTGGGGCCAGCGTTAAGGCGTAACGCCGTCGCGGCGTAGATTCGCCGGGGTCTTAACCGGCCCCGGCGTTTCTTTTTAAGGAGTATGCGAACTTATGTCGAAAATAAAAGACGCATTGCCGACGCCCGAACAATGCGATACTTGTTGTTCGTTCAACATTGAACTAACAACGAACGACAAGATTTACGGGCGAACTTATGGCAACTGGCCGCACATTTATTATTGCAACGATTGTCGCGCCGCCGTTGGTTGCCATCCGGGCACGTTTATTCCGTTGGGTCGTATGGCCGACAGAACAACGCGCCAGCTTCGAACGAAAGCCCATAACGAATTCGACCGCCTTTGGCAAACCGGCTTAATGTCGCGCGCGAAGGCGTACAATTGGCTTGCGAACCAATTAGGAATCGACCCGTCGGAATGCCATATATCTTGGCTGTCGAAAGACCAACTTAAAGACGTTGCGACACTTTCGGCGGATTATCTAGCGAACAATTACGAAGCCCTTATGCGGCGCAAGGTGAAGAACGATGCAAAACAGCAAAGACGCGAAGAACGCACAATTAACGCTGAACGACGCGCAGCCGACGAAATCCGACGCAGGAAAACAAAGCGTAGACCTTGACGCGCCCGGCGTTGCGACCGCCCTTGCAAAGCGCATTAAAGAAGATATAGACGAATATTGCGTTCGCACTTATGACGGCGGGCACCGTCGGCAC